TCATATGCAATCTCTTTTATAGATTTTCCTTTGGCTCTCTCATTTAAGATTTCAATATGTTTTTTAGACATTTTTCTTATACTACCATCAGTTAAAAGATGACTCTGTGAAATCCATTGCTTCATTTATTTTAGAAAACTAAGTCGGCGGCCCTAAAGATTTCGGAGTCCCTAGAACCGCCGAATTTGTCTGCTAGTTAAGCGTGTTAAAATGCAGCATCAATCTTGGTGGTAGACTGACCCAAAATAACCTCAATCTGCAATTGATAAGTAACAACTTCTTTACCACTTGCATCTTTAATAGGTTCTCCGGGTTCACCCTTTGCACGTTGCTCAGGAGTTTGAGCTTTCCTACTGCGTTCCTCTTTGGCGTAGACAATCGCCTCGAATGTTTTACCCTTCATGAAGATAGGAGGATTTTCATCATCTATCTCTTCACTGGCAAAACCACAGTTAACTAACTCATCACGAAGTTCGCCAAATCTTTTATCTGATTTAGCAGTATCCCAACCTTCACCATTCTGTGCTTTAACTTTGGTTGGTCGATATTGAGTTATCTTTGCACCTGCGAGAGAGATAGTTCTATCTCCAACCTGAACTGTCTCAGGAGCAACTATTTCAAATTCACGAGTTAACATTGGATTTCCCGATGACTTCGAGATTCCAAATGTTTCATCTAAGCAATGGATAACATACCTATCTTTTGGAAAAGGCATTTTGCTATTCCATTGACTAACTCCTTCTGTGACTTTACGTATGGCCATAACTATTTAGTAATGTGGTAGGACACAACCCTTTGTTTTGTTTTTTAACATCTCATATATACTCCGATGCGTATACACGAGAAATTGTATTAAGATGGTATTTGAATCTTCCTTTTATATTTTAAAAATGACTGAAAAGTCGCAGGAATATACTTAGGACAATTAACAAGAGAGCCAGCTTTAGCCGAAAATAAATCATCTCCTTCCGTCTGCCATCCGTAGATTGCATTACCAATAAATGATTTCTGCATTTCGATATACTCAATTTTCGTTTTAAAACCCCATGCTCGTAATGTATTTTCATCTATTTTATCTTCTGATTTTTTATCTCCGCAAATCATACGGAAGTGGTCAGTCATATGACTAACTAGTTTGTCCCCAAACTGTCCTGTAAATATCGGTTTTATTTTACCTGTTAAGTCTCCCTTAGAATTTCTCTCAACTTGTTCATGAGAGATAACAATAACATGACACTTTAAAAACTTTAAACTTTCAAATAACTCTTGAAAATATTCAAGTTTGTTCCGCCAAAAGATAAATTTATTTTCTTCACCTGACGATGAATGAACTGGATATTTTCGTTCCTCTGTATCAAATGCAGTTTCCCATCCAGTAACTCCATCAATAACAAGAGTTTGTTCTTCAACTAATTTTGGACCCTCTGATGCTATCCATTTTTTAAGTGCATCTCTTCTATTAGGAGCTTCACCCGGTTTATTAGTTGCCCATTGACTAACAAAAGCGGGATTCCAAAATGGAATTTCTATTATATCTTTTCGTCCAACATGAGCACCTAATCCCTTATCAATATTAAGAACAACAGGATTTGGAAATGTTGTTGCTGAATAAGTCTTACCTTCTCCCGGCGGACCTTGAATACCTAAACGTATCTGTTGCCATTCTACAGTATCTAGAGAGATACCTCCCTTTGGGATATATAGTTCTGTCATGACTTAGCGTGTTGTTTGTATGTATAACTGTTGCGCGGCTTTGATTCTAGCTTTGAATTTATCTAGAGTATCATTGTGAATAACAAAATCAAAATGGTCGAAGTGGTCAAGAGAAGTTTCGGAAGAATGAGAATCAAGGAGCGGAGAAGCAAACTTTCGTTCAACTTTAATTAGAAGAGAGCCTTTAAATGAACGAACAAACTTTACTTCATTCATGAACCGAACATCAGGTATTAAAACAATACGATGTTTCGGAGTGAGATTTGAAATTCTAAGACGAATTTGGTCTACCCAATAATCATCATTCTGATTCCATTCACGTTTAAAATCAGTTCCCCACCATTGCAGTAAAGGTCTGAATACAGATTTATGTTGTTTAATGATGTGAATAGGAACACCAGTTACAGCAGAAACTTCCTCATAAAGAGGGTCGGCAAAATGAATTATAACTGGATATTCATCTTTCAGAAGTTCAAGAAGTTCTTCTGCACAAGTATCTTTGCCATGTTGTTTTTTACCGTGGATTCCTATAATGATTCTTTCAGGGTTAGTCATTTGTATACTCGCCGTGTTGTAATGGTTTATAATCTTTCTGCTTAAAATTTTTGGTTTTAACAAACTCTGCTACAATTTCATCTTGAGCATGGCAAATATCAAAGAATTTACAAAAATAGCCGGGATAACAAAGACCTCTCATTTTACCATTTTTATCTGGTGCTATAGTTCCTAATGCCAATGCCATTATTCTATAAATCTCTTTTGCCAATAGAACTTCAAATTCATCCATCTGAGTATCTTTAAATATGAACACTTCTGAACCCTCAAATGTTGTTTCCTTCTTTGATTTTAAAAATATTCCATCAATAGCAACTCCAACAGGTTGCTTTGCAAAAGGAGCTAACGGACCATCAGGAAATAAAAGGCCAAGCTTTTTAAGAGACCAGATATATAGTTTAAGTTGAGCAGAAGATTTGAAAGATTTTAGAAATTTGACAGAATCCCAAGAAGAAGTTGTTTTGTAATCACGAACACAAAGACAACCATTTTTAATCTTACCTATTCTATCTATTGTTCCTTCGATATATACTATGAATTTATCATCTTCATAATACTTAATCGAAAACTTCTTTTCTACAATAGGCTGCGGTCTAACTTTATTTCCATTACAAATTGAACAAACTGTAAATACTTCAGGTTGTGTTTGAATATGACCTGCACCTTTACAATTATAACAAGTTGCTTGTGGGTCTATAAATAATTCAAAATTACTATTCTTCTCTATGTGCTGCCAAAAATCGAAACAAGTTAGAATTAAATGATTCTCTGTTAAATGCTCTTTCTTTTCACGTATGACAATATTTGGATTTCTAAATATAAGCATAGCCTGACGAACAGCATCATCAAACTTACCACCTGATTCTTCCATTCGCGCCATATAAGCATGAACGGCGGTGCCATACAGAGTATCATTGTATACTTTATTTCCAACTAGACCATCAACTACAATAGATTTAAAACGGAAATCACAACCACCTTCTTTGATTGCAGATGAATCACAACGTAGAATTATCTTTCCTGTTTCTTTATCTATTTCCATATATAGCGTGTATTATTAAAATTCCAAATCTAAATCTATTCCTAATTCTTCTGCCATCTTCATTGCCATTGCTTTCTTGGCATTTTTCAAAGCATTCTCTGCTGATGCTATTGTAACTCTCTTACCTGTATTCTTTGGTTTTTCAGCAAGTTCTGGTCTAGTCACTTTTAACATTGGCTCAAAATGTTTCTTGAGTTCTTCGTCAGTTAAAAGTTTGAGTTCGGCGGCGGAACATTTAAGAAGTTCGTTTATTGTCATTCCGTAATCTGATTAAACTGTTCCTGTGTTAGACGAGCAACAAAGATTTTATCTCCAGAAATTTTATATATAAGACATTTCTGTTTTGCTACAACCTCTAGAGATTTCTTTGCATACTCTATATCAGAATTTCCTAGAACAATATTTTTAAGGGTAATACTCTGACCAACTTCTCCTTGTTCTATGAATGCATGTAAAGTAATCCTCCACTCAGGAAGTTTTTCCTCCTTGTTTTGTTTTTCAATAGGAGTCTGTTGGCTCTCACTTGTTTCTACTTTAGGATTGACAGGCGCGTCAATACTACTCAGGGAATCTTCCTTTGCCTGAGTGGAGGTAAGATGTTGTTTAACTTTAAGTTCTGCTGGTGCAAAACCAGAGGCATGTAATGGAGTAGTTGATTTCTTTTTTGCATCATCTGCATACTCCAATACTATACCTTTATTTCTATATCTTTTAATCAATAATAACTGTAAGAATCTTGAATAGATTTTTTCTGAATCAAGAAATTCTATTAGATATAATTTAGATTGATTAATTTTTAGATATAGAGAGTTATGGGAAAGTTCAGGATAGTCTATATATCGAAATATTTTTGGAGAGTGAGTATCGTGTTGATACTCTAACATCATTCCATCAAGAATTGCTTTTAATTCAAGTGCATACCTTTCACGAAAGTAAGGTGCATTTGTTCTGCGTCCCCAATTCTTAGGCTTTTCTTCTGTGTGTAAATCTGGTGCTGCGTGTTCTGGCATAATTATTTAACCTCTATTGCAGCAACATCCTCGCCATCGAAGAATCTAATTCGTTCATTATATTGGTCAACATGATTCCCTAAATGACTTGGAACATAAACAAAGTCACCAACTTTAACTTCATTTTTAAAACGAAATTTGGAACCTATCTTTAGAACTTCTCCGCGAATTAATTGAACAGTAGTCCTGTGTTCTTCAGGAAGATGAATACCATGAAATCCAGTTGGAGGCTTATCAAGCTTTACAATGATAACATCTTTAAGAAGCGTGTGTATTTTATTTAATTCGATGGACATAAATTATAAATGCCAGATTTTTACAATCGACCAATAGGAGGAACTAACAGACTTAGCTGAACGAACAATCGACAACGATGATAAATACTGACATAAACCTTAATTGTCTAGCTCTTATGTTACTATTCCACTATAGAGCTGAAGTCAACTTCATTAAGTATTGCTCAGGAGAAATACAATGAAGATTATGCTGAATAACAATGAACAAAACACACTCTCGTTATGTAATGTAGGACTGTTATTCAGTAGAGCCATCATTTCCTTTATCCAATAATGGGAAAGTTACCACAGTTTAATTAAGACTTCTGTGGAAATTTAAGACCAGTTTGTTGCTGTTGACGACGAGCTTGGTCCTCTTGTTGTTTCTTCATTGCTTCTTGCTCAGTCTCAGTTAACTCCATCTTAGGATGTTCTGGTTCATCTGGCAATGAAAGAATTGATTTCTCTAATTCTTTGGTTCGTTCGCCTTTCATGAACCTATCAACTAGAGGTTGAACAACATTCTTAACCCAAATGAATGGATTCTTACCACGCTGTCCTGCTGTCTTATTAACATTCTCAGCAATCTTATCCATCTTTTGCTGAACAGCTTGCTCGTTAAATACTGAAGGAGCAACAGTTGGTGGTGGTTTAACAGGAGCAGGTTTAGGAGCTTCTGGTGATTTTGGAGCTTCTTCTGGCATAGTATTTTTATGAATTCATTGTTAATTTTTGACACATACGGTGAGCCATCTATATAGCAAGAAGTGTGCCAATAGTTATATACTAGTTAAATAAGATGGTTCTCAGGGATGAGATAGTCAGTCAAGAACATCTATACTGTTATTAACTATTTCTTCGATTGCTTGGCCAGCACCTTGCACCATCCCATAACAATCTACAATCTGTAAATAATTAATACCCACTTGAAAATAAGGACCATCTTCAGTTACTTTATTTTCATATTTTGCAAGTGCTGATTGTAATACTGCTACTGCTTTTACTATTTCTGTATTTGTTGGCATATGTTTATTGTTTGTATAGTCATAAATTAACATCAAAATATTTACTAAGAGCTTTCTTTGACATTCCAGTTATCATTGTTCTAATTTCTATTAAATCATCTACAGAATACCAACCAACTAAAGAAAATCCATCACCGGCAATAGGAGAATGAATTGGAGGTATATCTGTAACAATATAAAATGGCATTACTGTATGGCCATTTTCTGAAAATCCTTCTTCAATAGAAAACAAATGATGAACATGAATATGCAATCCAGTCTCTTCATTAAACTCTCTAAATAAAGCAGCTTCTAATGTTTCCTTGTATTCAACTCTACCGCCGGGAGAGCAATACATATTAGGTAATGCTTCATCATCAGGTAATCGTTTACCTAATAGAACTCTACCATCACGAATTAATATACCAGATACACCGACTTTTATTATGTTGTTCATTTTTATATCTCTCCTAATACTTGAAATCTTCTGACTGCACGTTGTAATCCTCTTACTCCTAAACCACACATTCCGTAAGAATTTATATAATCTTCTACACTAATGTTTTCTTCTTCACACTCTGATTTATCAAATGTTGCTAGATGACTTTGAACCGCATTTAGATAATCATTACCGCCGGGAATTGATTGCACGATTGGAATTATATCTTTATTTCGTGATGCAAATCCAGAAATATTAATCTCGAATGTAGAAATCCTAGCATACAAATCTTCTCGAAATCTTTCGGCCCGCACCATCTCAGTTAAATTGCGATGTGTTGCAGATACAAATCTACAACGTATATCAACTTCCCTGTTTGCACCAACTGGAAGAATCTTCTTTTCTTGAATTGCTCTAAGAATTTTAGCTTGAAGATGTAATGCCATATCACCAATTTCATCTAGAAATAGAATACCATCTCCAGCTTGAACACACATTCCTTTATTTTCTGATACAGCACCAGTAAATGCACCTTTAACATGACCGAATAATATACTTTCTATTAGATTCTCCGGTATCCCTGCTGAATTAACTGCAACAAATTGGTCACGCTCTCCTATTAAAGCATGTGCAATTAATTCTTTACCACATCCAGTCGGTCCCACAATTAAAACACAGTCATCTACTTTCGCAATCTTGCGAACGTGGTCTTTCATGACCATCATTTGAGGATTCACTGTGATAAACTTTGAAAGCCAATACTCTGTAGAATTCTTTTTGTCCACAAGTTTTCCATCAACTATTTCATATTGAAGATTCCATTTCTCTAGTTGTTTAATAGCCTCATTACCTAGGCCATTATCAAGATACGCTTCTATTGTTGCTCTCCAATGTGGAGGTGGTATTATGTGGTTACTCATTTATTTAATTCCTCTTTGAGCATTTGCATTATTATATATTTTTTATGTTCTTTCTTTGCTTCTTCACCATTTGTTTTTTCCCAAACATCACGATACCATAATCTCTTTTCATCTGGATGTAAAGATGGAAGTATAATGTGTGTTCCGGGAAATAGTGTATTGTTATTGTTTTCTAGGACATACTTCTGATGGAAATCTATAAAGAATACTGTATTAACTTTCTGAAATTCCTCTAGCTCATCTAAAACTAGTTTAGTTTGATTACGAGAAAGCTGAACATAATCCTGACTACTACCAATAAGAGCATCAATGTAATCCTGTAGAGTTATCATTCTTCACTTTCCTCTTCCTCTTCTTCATCTTGTATGAATGTGTTACTTGTTTCATTATCTGTATCTTCAGGGTCTCCTTCTTTACGTTCTCCTTTAATTAAAAGTGCTTCAACTTCTTCCTCTTTCATATCCTTTCTCCCAAGAATAATATCTTCCCATGATTCTTTATTACGAACTGCTTTCGACAGGCAATGAAGTTTTACGGACATTACTCTAGCCTGCCTTTCTTCTACAGTTCCAGCATAATATTCTAATTCTTGTTGTGTATCTGACAATGAATTAATACGAGCACATCTACCTAATCCTTGCACACTCTCTTGTGCAGACCAAGTTGGAGTGCATTTTAAAAATCTAGGACGAGTAGGAATTAATGGTATATCTTCAACGTAAGCATATCCCGATGGTTTATGTCTTACTTTTTCTTTCGTCATTTCATCAGTATGATGTAAACTCAAGCCTACACCACCAGCACGAAATGTATAAAAGCAATATAGAGATTCTCCTCTTTGATACCTATCAATTTCAGCTTGCCTCTGTTTCTTATTTTGCGGCCCCAATCTCCATGCATCAGGATATTTTGGTAAGTCTGTATCAGCATCTATATCATCCAAATCTAAATCATCGAATGATAATCCTTCTGCTGCCATTCTTTCCATGAATTGTGGAGAATTAACTATACTTCTTTTTACTTTCTGTTTCTTGGTTAATGTAGGAGCGCCACCCCAAATTAAAGATATTTTATCACGAGGAATACCATACTCTGTGATTAATAACTCTACACATTTACATATGGTAAGCTTGAATCGAACAGCACATGCAGCAGCATATCCTTCTTTAACTGCATGATACATATCTTTTGCTAAGTGTCTAACTCTGTCATAATTTGATTCGGCAGCCTTTAAGAATACTTGAAGTTGTGCAAGAATATTGAAGTTGGCTTGTGCCGCATTCATTGCATCATCACCTTCAATCTTAGCTTTCTCTTCTAAGAATTTCTCCCACGCAAGATGATATTCTTCTCTACCTTTATCTGTTTCAAATTGTAGAATTTTAATCTTATTGTATGCCTTAAATTGTGTCTTAACTCCTTTGACTCTGTATATGTAATCATTCATATAGTTCATCAAACGAGTCATTGCGCCGGGAGAATAATCTGCTGGCCCAATTTTTAATCTTCCCCAATCACTAGCTATATTACGAGCAAAATCATTCCAATGTTCATTCACCATTGGTGCATTACGATTAAGACCAAATGTATACGGAACTCTAGAAGCAACACAGAAACATTTAGCCTCTGAAACACGAACGTATGGCGTAGCCGATACGAATACTTGAAAGATATTTTCATCTTCAATATCGTTAAATGATTGTGCAATCTGTGATTGTTGTGAACCCGGATTTTTAAGAGAGTGTGCCTCATCCCAAATAACAACTAAAGGATGAATGTTTGGACGCCATACCCATTTACAAGACTCCATCCCATCCTCTACAACTATTTCTTCACGAACAAATCTCTTTCCAAACTGAGCACGAAGTTGGTCAATGCCTATAACTAGAACGTCATGTTCTGTTATTCCAAAGTATTTTTTAAGAACACGCTGAGTTTGTTCTACAACAGTTGCTTTTGTTACATAAATAAATGGCCAAGGTGTAAATGATTTACCTTCATTCCATTTTGATTCTACTAAACGAGCTAGATATGCACCAATGATAAATGTTTTACCAAGACCAGTTGCCGCGATTAAATAATATGCACGCTTATGGGCTATCTGTTGTGCATTGATAATGGCTAGTGTTGCTTTCTTTTGAAACCAATAAAGAAATGATTTATCTCTAGCACATGGCGGTAATTCTACACCATGCATTTCCTCTTCTTCTGTCTTTGGTGGAGGTATCAGTTCTTTGTTAGTTACTAATTCTAAAGTAACACTTTTTATTTCTTCTTCGGATTCCGGTATTAATAATGGAGGATTATTCCTTAACCATATATATGTCTCCATTTCAATACGTCTATCCTCTATGAAATCCTTTACTTGTTGAAAATCTAAAGGATGATTTAACCAAGACTCACAAGCACCTTTCGCTGGCGGCCATTCAAAGAAATCTGATAAATCTCTATATGTTTTTATATGACCAAATGACCAAGCTCCTTTTGTTCTATTAACTATATAATTAAATTGGTCACGTATTTTCTTATCCTCTTTTTGTTGAGGAGTGAGTTTTAGTCTAGGAGTGGTCATATCCTATTTAAGTTTGCTATTGGTTTGTTATGAACTTCTAAAATTTTTATACGGACAAATCCTTTACCAATACGAGAGAAGAATTGCCATTTTAATATATCAGTTTCAGTTATAAGTGGCAATGGTGGAAGAGTCATTTTATTATATGCTTCTTCTCCATATGCTAACTTGATTGATTCAAATGCATCTTCTATTTTATTGAAGTATGTATTACAAAACGGAGTTGCTACTTCAAATATAATCATGGCGGATTGTTTTGATAGATACGAGTTACTTCAGGTGTCTCAGAATGAATATGGCAACGAATATTTCCTTTTTCGTTTATCTGCATTTCTATTCGTAAAAGAGCTTCCATCAATAAATTATCCCAATCTTCTTTTGGAATATCCCATGATGTGAAGAACTCTAATCTAAAGAATGATTTATGTTTTGGATTGATTTCGCACATATTATATAGAATTAATCATCTCAATTTCACAATCTGAACAGAACTTTTCTAGCCAAATATCTTTTTCCTTGAAAGCTTTCCTATATGCTTGTTTAAGCTCTAGGTTTTCTTCTCTCTTATCCCAAAGCTTATGTGTTTTCTTCCATTCCTCATATTCAGCATTCTGTTTATCAGATATTTCTTGCAAAGCATCACAAGCCTTAGCTGTCAATTCACCAAATTGATTCAGCCATTTGATTTGAGTATCATTCAAATCTAGTTGACCCGGATTTAATCCCAAAGATACAAATATGTGGCCAGTCTTCTTTGTCTTTATAGTGCAGACAACATGATTCATGATTCGCCCGCGCTTCACATATTGAGATGGTTTATACGATATGTCAAACAGGTCTAGGTAGTTCATTTTTATTTGCCTTTCTCACTTGAATTAAAGCTTGATTAAAGTATTCTCTGCCATAATAATCTTCGTCATCTTTAATTAGAAAAAATACTCCAGCTTTAGTTACATCTAATAGTTCTTCTTCTGATGCGCTAAATAAAAAATCATCATACGAATGAGAGAAATAGTAAGTGCTATGTCCAAATTGTTCAGAGCGCATATTAACAACAACATCTTTCAGGCAATTCCATAAACCAAGCTACAAAGTATTTGCCACGTTGCACTGGATTATCTCTTATGGAAATTTTAACTTCTTTAGGATGAACAAAAACATCTACTCCACCCATATCTCCACTTTCATATGTAACAATTTTCTTTTCTTCTTTAGCATGTTTTCTAATGAGTTGCATTTTGCAAAAATTACACATTGTATTGTCGCTCATATCTGTTCTATTCTTTCTACTTCCTCCCCTAAAGTTATTTCGTAAACTGACTCTCTTTCATAATCTTCATTGTCAACTAAAGCTATCTCTGTTGTAGAGTTAATCAGTTTAATCACCTTCATATGTCGCCGAGGTCTAACTTCGATTTAATACCTAATTTTTCTACATTCTGTTGCTTCTTCTGTCGTGCAAGTTTGGCGGCAATACCTCTTAATAATTCGGGGTCATCAATTCCATATTGCTTTGCTAAAGAACGCATTAATAATGAGGTATTCTCTGACAATAGATTTGCCTCTTTTCTTCTCCGTTCTGATGCTGCTTTATCTAATTGATGTTTATGATAACAGGTTTTCCATTCTTTTATTTTCCAAAGATATGGATGCTGTAATTTTTCACCTGTTTCTAGAGATTCAAATTGAACATGACAGAATTGTTCATTCTTATCAAGAGCTTGAAATATGACAGCATCCTCATAATCTATTGCTTGTTTATCTTTATATGAAACAATCCAAGCAATAACTTTTGATAATGGACCTGTGTATTTTAATGTTTCTTCATTTTGTTTGCTCATGCCATTATCTCACCACTTTCTTGTATGTAAAATGCCAATTCTTATATCCACCTTCTGTATAATCTGATTCATTACACCACAATAATTTTATGGCATGAACCAAATCGTCAAATTCTTGTCTTGTTTTTTCTATGGGTAATCTAGCCGAAGATTGTGCAACTGCCATTGACATATTTCTAATGTCTGGTCCCAAAGAAACAGCTATTGCTTCATGATTAGGTTGAGATGAATGAAGCATTCTTATGATGTGGATGGTTGCCATAAGAATAAAGATTTAACTAATCAAATTTATCTATATGAAGTTGAGTTAATGCTTTCGATAATGACATTTTATGTTGCTTTATTAAATGTAATATCATAGGATAACCATAAGCAACTCCTTTACATTGCTTACACCTAAAAACAGTAACATATTTTTCTGAGTCTACAGGATGTGGAAAATTATCTCTAAACCATCTAGAACATTCTTGTGATGGTCCAAAATCTGCTTCTTTTATTAAATGAGATATTAATGCAGTCTGTTGTGCTGTCAATTTTACTCGTTCTATTCTATACATAAAAGTATTCTATTGTATAACCAATCTGTTGTCAAGCCTTCGCTTCGCTCAGGCCAAAATAAAGGAAGCAAGAATCGTGCCAACTTGTATGTTATACTTCTGTTATACTATCTCAAGCTTGAGAAATAGGAACAAAAAGAAATCCTTGCTATGATATTACTACCAAAGCAAGGATTTAATTGTTCGTCTACCTTATTAGTCTGTTTCCTAATTAAGCAGTAGCAGCTTCTTCCTTAGGAGTTCGCTTCTTAGCTGCAATAGCAACTTGTTTCTTCTTGATTTCAACAGCAAATTCCTTGAAGTCCTGTGCAAATGTAGGAGATTCAGGGTCAAGAGCAGTCATCTGATTAGTCAATTCCTCAATTTCACCACGCAACTGTGGAATAGAATCACCCCTATCAGAGAAGTCTGCTGCAAGAGTCTTGAATACTTCATACATCTTATCAGTATCAACTTTTCCTGTAGCTTCATCTGTAGCTTGCTCTTCTGCTTCACCCATCCAACCTTGACAGAGAGTTCTAACAAATGCTCCGAGACGATTTGCTGTAATCTTACGATTAATCCAAGCAATAACTGTGTCAAGATTTTCCTCAGTAACTTTCGGGGCAAGATAAGGAGTTCCTTTTTCTTTTCCCTTCATTACTTCAGTATCAACGAAGTCCAAAGAAACATCGTTTCGAGGAATACTGATTGTCTGCAACTTAACACGAGGTGTATTATTTGCCGGAGTAGTTTGCGTTTCTGTTGACATATTTATTTTAGCGTTAACTGATTATACTGTTGTTTACTAATCTAACTTATCGAATAACTTCAGTTATTTTCTAAGCTAGAAATTGATATAGCAGGAAGTATGCCAGCTATTAAGAGATTGTTTAAGTGTTATACTTCTCAAGGATGAGATAGGCGTTCACTTAGTTTAGGGGAGGATGTTATTCCAGATATATATTCAATATCAATAACATCTCCAGATTCAAATTCATTCCAATGTCTCTCAATCCAAAAATGAGCACTTTTCATTGTGTTATTATCCCACCCATAAACGTCATATGATGCCTGAGATTTACCACCATTAGCATCCATTCGACAAAGAAGAACTAAAGGATTATTTAACCCATAACCAGACCTACGCAATAAGTATTTAGTTTCCTCTAAATCTGAGGTCATTAATATGGCTATTGCTGGAATAAATGTCCCAATATCTCTAATTTCTATTGATTTTGTGTGTAAGTCCATTATCTTGGTTTATGTTTTAGATTTTCTGGCCATTCAAATACTTGACACAAAATGATATAAATGAGGAATGTCCCCGTGAAAATAAGAAAAAGCGGGAACAACAGATTGAATAAATCTTTAATGGTTCTAATCATATTGTCCTAAATGTTCCGTTTTGAAACCATTCCAAAGTCCATCCAAATGGAGGTAAAGTTGAATTATCATCCACCAATTCAAAATCTCCACTATTTTTGCATGGTTCATCAACAGTTAAAACTCTTCCTATCAACCATGAGGAATCCATTTTATATATTAATCCACATGCTAATGGACGTTCAACTTTAAACATTGTTCCTACTTTTATTTTTCGCTGTTGTTTTGTTTTCATTTTTTCCATATATCAATTTTGCTAATAGAATCATTTCTATTAGTAAAGTGATTAAAATTGTATTAGTGTCCATTATAAATCAATCTCCGCAATTTATCTTTCCAGTATTTTCTTGGATATTGTGAAGTATATTTATGATGAAATAGTATCCAAACACAATAGCCTATTTCAGATTTCATTTGAATTTATTTTTACGTGTAGCTTTCCTTCTATTACGCTTCTTTCTTGCCTCTTCTAATGTTTCTTCGATATGTTTGATTCCAGAAATGGGATGATTAAATGGTGTTGCTTTATTGAATTTAACATTGTTAGATGTATTTGCTGTTGCCATCATAGCAACTAACATTTGAAGAGGAATGTGTTTCATTATTTTGGATTATGTTTTTTAAGCCAAGCATTTAAAGATTTCATATATTTTTTACGTTCACTATCTGATTTAAAATCTGGAATTAATGGAGCAAAGTATGCTGTTGCTTTCTTGATTGATTTGAGTTTAGATTTAATCAATCTATCCTTCCTCGCTTCGCTGCGGGCACCTGTCTGTTCATAAGTTATTCTGACGCAATATCCATTGTTTCGAGTGAAAATATTCTATAATTAGTAAGCGTTAAACATGAAGCCCACTGTTTTGCCTCTTTAAGACTGTAAAAATAGGCAATACTAAACCAGTCTAGCTCGTATGTATCTGAAGACATTATTTGAATATCTACTCTGTATTTATGCATATATGTTCTAAGTTGTTGTTTTTGATGATAGTTTGTGCTCGTCCCGCCTTCGGCGCTAACGGCAGAGGTTATAAATTATTACGTTTAATCTGTGGCTCTACTCTTGAATGTTTTAAGATAAAGCCAACATGTTTTCCTTTATTCTTAACAGTTCTTCTTCCTTGTTTATTTAGAGGAATATGTGTTTTGTGTAACTGAATTGATTTATACAATCCTACTAATTGTGCGTAGTTCATGGATTTTCTATTAGTTCCTCAAGTAATTCCTCAGCTTCTTTTGTATTATATTTTAATGCCTCTGGATAATCCGTTGCATTCCAGTTGATAACATTCATTAATGTTTTATATGAATCACTTCCCTCAAGAATTTCTGCTCTAATTAAATCTCTTTTAAATTCTATATAGAGATGTTCCTTCATTAAAAGTCTATCTTCATTTGTAGTGATTCCATCCTCATTTAAAACTCTTAATGAATTGATATTGTTAATTTGTCTTTGAATATGTTTTCTACAGTATTCAATCCATGTTTTTGCAATATCTTCCTTCATACATCATCTTGGACCTCCTTCTTCTAATTCTTTTGGTTTTAAATCTTCTTTTGTGATTGGTGTTGGATTTGGATATTCTGGTTCTTCTGCTATTAATTTCTGCACCATTGCCTCTTTTGCAAATTCTGTAACATCAACCATAAAATTAATTCTGCTGGATTCTCTTTCATCTAAAATATGAATACTGTATAAATCTGTTGTTTTCCATGGAATAGCATTCATACCATCTTTGAATAGAGATTCTATTGAAAAGAGAATACCATTACATCTTTCAAAATTAATTGGTTTGTTTGAGTCCTCTTTAAGAAATATACCAATCGCCATTCTATACAAGGAATTACGTTTATGCTTGAATTCAACAAGTGTAATGAAGTATTTGTGGTATGTTGTCATGTGGTATTATTTAACGTATGGTATAACAGAATACTGGAATCGTGATTTTTAAAGCTAAAATAAGCTCCTTTTTGCTCGATTTTATTATGCAATATTTGGATAATGAAAATAACACTATTTTACTCATTTTAAAGTGTTCATAGTCAGAGCATAATCCATGCCAATTATTTACTAGTATTGTTTAATGAACTATATAAAGATTGAGAATATTGAGTTCTCACAAATGAGAATATGAATAGTATGGAGTTGTGTTATGTAAGATGTTTACTAGTAAAGTGTATTTTTGTGAAAGTTATGAGTAAAAAAGTATAAATGAAGTATGACTATATGTTATATTATATAACATTTTTATCCCCTTATCTCCTCATCTCTCTTAATATATAACATCTATTTTATGCCATCCCCCCTCTTCTTTTTCTTTCAAAAATTAAATCAAAAGAGAGCGAAAAAGAGGGTCCAAAAAAATGTTATACCTACTTTATACCTGTTATACTTTCTCCTTACTCTTATACCATAAATATACTGAAAATAGTTTTAAGTAGATATTTCTTAGCCAATCTCATGTTATCGCAATACCACCAACGCTCTGTAGATTGATACGTATTAACCGTATTTTATACTAGCTGTAGTTTTCGTTGTTTAACGCAATCATGAATTGCTAACTTTAGCTACTGCGGATATTTCCGCGCCGCAACGTGCACTTTGAATGTTGGCTAACTCAAGTCTTATCTAGTGGCGTCCGTTTACGCCGTTACTTCGATAATGTTATCTTGAATATACAGTTGTCGTGCTCGATGGATTTACGCACTCAAGCTTACTAGCTTGCTTACTCTATTTGAAAGAGCAGCACTGTTTTTCAGCCAGTATTGGAAAGAACAAGAAAGAAATTGAAAAGAAGTGAGAGGCTGGATATTGTGTATCCAACCTCATCACTATTTAGCGGGTAACATCGGCAATAGCTTGCATCAATGTTTCATTGCATTCGAGTTGATTCGGCTCGAATCCGAAGGATGATGCTTCATTGGCGAATTGAATTGCCCTAAGAATGAAGATAGCATTCGTCAAAGGAACACCCTTCATCTTGGCTGCTTCGGACAATGTAACCTTAGCATCCTTGTTAACCTTGCCAATCTTCACCTTGACTGGAGAGCTGGCCATAGCCGCACCCCAATCACGACCAATAGCTTTAGCTATCTTCACCGCTTCATCTTGAGTAACGTGCAATACTCGCATAGAATCCTTAAAGGACTCTTTCATCAAGGATGAATATCGCCCATCACCAAAAGTCGTGGTTACGTCGATTGGCTTGATTTCTAACGCATTAGTTGACATATATGACTCCTACTACAAACCATGTAGGGCTGCTGTCATTTTGACAGTGGACTTCCCACACAGTAAATCCTGTTTATGTCAACGAGTCACCGTTCTACAATGCATGTTACTGCATCGCACTAGGCGACTTGCACACCGCTATTTCAAAGAACACCACACTATAAGCTAATCGTGTGCCAATCTATATATAGCGTAAAGCAAATTGATTGACACAATAGGTAGTGGTTATCGAGCGGCAATGCTCAAAAAGAGACATACAACTGGACAAATATCTACAGTCAATTAATATGCTTGACTATGGGCTAAGGTAAAGCAAAGTTGCTTGACAATTAATGTAAAACTAAATAGCTTGACATAGGGATAGGGGGACCAGAAATCTTTCTCGAAATGCTATATATGTATACTCGTAAAATTTTCCTCTCTAAATCATATATTATCTAATATAACTGTTCCCTTATCCCATAATCAATCTTTTCCCATCTCACAATCAACTACAAAGTATAACTGGCATCTTTCTTGCTTTCTCATGTATGAGAATCACGTTATGTCAAAATTGCTAAATAATGTAGCAGAAAAGAACGGGACTCGTTTACTGACGGATAAAAGTCCCAAGATGGTTATTAGCGGAGATGACATACTCATGATTGAGAAACTTAAAATTGAATATCGCGCAATCTATGAATCACCAACGAATAGCAAAACTGCTAAGAATCGGAATCAGTAAATACAATCTTCCTATTGAAGTTATCTGGCAGAAGATATACGCAATATATAAATCTCTTGCATATGTTACTATGCCTTGGCATCTTCCTGATGATGAATTTGCGCAGGCTGTTATAAATGATTTCTCGAATGCCTAGAATCGTAGAATAAAATGACGAACGGGAATGCACAAATAGTTGAGGCTTACGAAACACTTCAACTAAGTCCCGGCGAAATAGCCGAACAGTTCGATTATGAAGAATCTGCTGTTATAGCTGTTTTAGCACAATATTCGTCTACCTACAGGAAAGCAGTTGGCACCGCGAAAGAAACTGGATTCACTGATGAACAAGAACAGGCTATCTGTGATGTAATTTCCAACATAGCTAGAGGCTACACTGATGCAGACATTCCTACTCAATTAAGAGCGGCCATATATGTAAGGAATGATAAAAGAGGTCGTCTTGATACTATCAAACAAATGAACTCTCTTAATATCAATATGGTCAATTTCAATGTAGATTTGAAGAAAGCTCTTAATGCAATTCAAAAATCTAAAGAGAAGGCTGCTCAAGTAACTGAAGTTGCTTCTGTTTAATTTTTTCTTTTTTCTTGATTGGCCCGGAGCGTAGCGACTGGGCTAGATAACAGAATGATTGTGGGTTATATGACGACAAACATAGAGTAACAGAGTGATTGTGGAGTAACCCTAACGAAAATAACTACTAGATTGAAGTGTCAGAAGAAATATCAAATATATCTGAAGAGAAGTTAAATCAGATACTCTCTACTTCCAACACAGATATATATCCCGGTGATTATATAGATGAATCGGGACCGCTTAGAGATAATCAATGGCAAACAATAGATTATCCTAATGCGGCAATATTTCTAGCATTTTATAATAAATCAATTCGTGAAGGTGAAGTTCTTCTTCATCCTTGGCAAATAGACTTCCATGAGAAGGCCGCCGCAGCCCCTGCAAATAGTCAAGAGCCATATAAAGAATGTTTGTTAACATGCAATGGTTCGGGTAAAGATGCTTTTATAATCGCCGGGTGGTCTTGTTGGTTTGTGTTAGCGAAAATCAAAGCTAGAGTAATTATTACTTCATCCTCTGGTGTTCAGCTTACAGCACAAACAGAAAATTATATTCGTTCATTAGCACAATCTGTAAATGATTATCATCAATGTGAGATATTTCGTATTCGGCAACGATACATTAAATGTATGTTATCAGGTTCTGAAATACGAATGTTTGCAACTGATGAGGCAGGTAAAGCAGAAGGTTATCATCCATTAGAGCCTAATGCTGAGATGACGATAATTGTAAATGAAGCTAAATCTGTATCTCCTGAAATCTTCGGTGCTCTTAAACGTTGCACCGGTTTTAATTATTGGTTCAATATTTCTAGTGCTGGTGAACCATTTGGTGATTTCTATAATTCTTTTACTTCTTGGACTCACACTCGCAGGATTACTGCGTTTGATTGTCCACACATATCAAGGAGTGAAATTGAAGAAGCTAGAAGAGATTTGGGAGAGAACTCAGCTTTATTTAGAAGTATATACCTTGCTTTATTTACTTCTCTTTCTAATGAAACTGTCATACCTAAAGAACTAGTTGAACAGATTTTAAAATCTCAAACATTAAATCCTCCTGAAAGAATACATTTAAAAAATGACCGCATTGGTCTTGATTTAGCAGCAGGTGGAGATGAAAATACAATTTACTTCTGTAATGGCAACAAATGTCTTAAAGAAGTCTGCTTTCGTGAAGTTGATACAGAAATAGCGGCAGATAGAATTGATTTGGAATTTCGTAAATTTGGATTACCTAAAGATTATAAATATATATTTGCCGATGATGGCGGTGTTGGTCATGCCATTATAGATAAGTTGCGGCGAAAAGGTTGGATAAATATCAATCGAGTAAATAATCAATCCGCCGCCATAAGTAAAAAATTATATGGAAATAAGGGTGCCGAAAACTGGATAAGATTTTCTCGTATTGTAGAAGAGAGATTTTTTGACCTTACTACAGTTAGCACTAAATGTCATGAACAGCTTTACAGTAGACATTACAAGAAAACAAATACATCTGGAAGATTGTTTCTTGAATCAAAGAAAGAAGCAAAAGCTGAAGGTAGACCATCTCCAGATAGAGCAGATGGATTGGTTCTAGCATACACTGGAGTAAGTCTAGATGACTTTACAGCAGACGGTGTTGTAAAAGAAAAACCAGATAATAGACCAAAAGAACGATTTGATGATATGGAATCATACTATGAACACTATGAAAATAATGTAGTGTATGAAAAGTATGACCATAAAAAGAAAGCTCTTGGAGCTAGAAAAGTATTTGCGTCTTTACAGGTTGCAATGAAAAATCATGAGTGATAAAGAAAAATCGGATATAGAATTTAATATGGGTAATGCTATACATTATCTACACACTCTTGATTCATATCATGTTAAGGATGTGATAGTATACAAAGAAATTCAAAAGACAGCAACTATTGTTTTAGAGGCAGTTAACAAATTACTTGGAGAAAATTAAATATGTATGATGACCCCTCGCCTGTTAGTGGCTCTGTTATGGAATACGGAATTCTAGATGGTATTCCAACTAAACTTGCTGAATGTTGTGAAGAATGTCATGATGAATTGACAATGCAACAGTTGAGGCAAATGAGGGATTACTTTCAAAATAAATTAGATTCATTTCAACGTAATGTTGAAAAGGATTTAACAATAGAAGATTTTGAGAAAGCAAGAAAGAGAGATGAAGATAATGACCAAGAAGTGGGGGAAGAGAAAATATATTAATATATGCACCGTATTCTTTTAATAAACGATATGTATATGGGTAATGGAGAAGCTGGTAACTCCATTACTACAAATGCTGGTCTTATTCCTCCTGTTGGTTTATCTGAAGTTCCTGAACAACAGCAACAACCGGGAGCAGATACAGAACAAGATAAGATGTTTGATTTCTCTCAGGCGAGAATACATCTTATGCGTATCGTAGATGATTGGAATACGGAAGTGGAAGATACGGAAGTTCGTAGAAAAACTCGTGATGTAGAATTAGATGTTGAAGGATTGCGTCAAAAAGGAGATTTAGACGAAGATGAAACTATTGTGCCAGTTAGAACAATAGACACAAACATTCAACGTGAAATTCCTGCATATGTCAACTACCTAACTAATTCGCGGCGACTTTGCACCTTTCGTTGTTTATCAACTCCCGGCAAAGATGGTCAAAATATTGAGAAAGAGTTTACAGAAGGAATGACATATACTGCTTGGAATGTTCCGCATTTCAAAGAAGTAGATGGTGCTGAAACTCATGGTTGGGCTTCTGTCGAAGTTGTTTTTGATTCTTCAAAACCTCTTAATGTCGGACTTGAGTATATAGCTCACGATAAACTATTCTTTCCTAGAACAGTTGAGAATTTTCAAGATGCGCCGCGAGTTATTCGTGCATACGATGTTACCATTCTTAAATTAAAAGAGTGGGTGCGAACATTTGGATTTGACGAAGAGCAAGTTGATTTGTTGATTCAAACTAGACAGGATAATATCAAGGAAAATGAAACTGTTCGTATTTATAAATGCTACTTCAAAAAAGAAGGAGTTGTTTATGTTTCTTGGTTTTCTTTGACTGAGGGAGTTTCTAATTGGCTTAAGAAACCAATTAAACATTTCATTGGAATTCGCACTAAACAACAAGTTCCTACACAAGTTCCACAACCTGATTTACCTGTTTCTACTGAGCAAGGAATTGCAATGATTCCTCAACCTCCTAAAACTGTTATGCAAGAACAGTGGGTTGATGAAGATGTTAAGCAATATCCAATATTTAAATTAGATTACAAGGAATCAGAAAAGCCTAAAGAAGTTGACCATAAAGGAAGAGTCTTTTATGATGAACCTAAACAAGAAGCACAAACTGCTATTCAGTCTGGATTTATTAATGGTTTAACTCGTGCTAGCAATGTTTATGCTTCTCCTTCACAAGAAGATGGTTCTGGTTCTTCTCTTAAAGAATTAGAGGATGTTAAATTGTCTGGTGGTAGAATTCTTTCTAGGCCAATGACATTTTGGTCGCCGCCATACCCTGATGCTTTGATTATCAGAACTTTACAGTATATGGATACTGCAAATTCTGAGGAAACTAATCAAGTTAACTTTGCGTCTATGAATAGGGAAGATAGCCGCAAAACAGCCAAAGAAATAAGTGCTGCACAACAGCAGCAACAGATATTGAATAGTGTTCAGTTGGCAATGTATTCAACACACATTCGTGAAGTATATTCTTTCTGTTGGCTTATTGTTCAATCTCAGGCATTACAAGGTAATATTAGATTCTTGCTTATTCCAAATCCTCAGTATGTTCAAGCGTTGCAGCAAATGCAGCAGACTGGAGTTCCTCCAGAACAGATGTTGCCTCAATTAACTAGAATTCCCAAATTTATTAATGATGATGACACAATATCTGAAACTTGGGAAGTTCGTGCTGCTGGAGATATTGATGTAGTTCAAAGGCAAGAAAAGATACAAATGATGATGCAGATGTGGCCTTTGGTTCAAGGAACTCCTTTGGCGGCACAATTCTTGGCAGACCTTATTAAAATAATGTTTCCTGATGTTGGTGATAGATATGCACAAGTTATCATGCAACAAGATATGGTAAACAATATGAAAGGTTTGCTTGGTGGATTAGCACATATTGTTGATGCAGTGATACAGCAGCATCCAGAAGTAATGAATAGTATTAATCCACAAGAGAAACAACAATTAATGTCAATGTTACAACAAGCTGGTTCATTATCTGGAACACCGCCGCCAAATAAAGTTGGTGGTGGCCAACAGCAAATGAAACAGGCAAATGTTCAATCAATTAATCCTTCATAAACACGCTATGGCTAAAACAGCAGAAATATATACTGGAGCAACTTCATTAACAGATGTAGAAAGAGCTAGAATAAGAGAGAAGATGGGGCTTCCTCCAAGAAAACAAACTGTTGCAGAATCAAAAGATAATGGAACAGCAGGTAATCCTAAACCTGCTGAGATTCCAACAGATGCTTCTACAATGTCTCAATTTGTGGCAGAGAAATTTAATTGGATGGAATCTCCTGTGACTGGAGAATTAATTAAAGATTTAACTGAACAAATTGCTAGTGCTGAAGAAGAAGCTCGTAAGATGGCAATGACATTTTCTGTTCATCAAGATATTTTTAGAATTGTTCGTCTCCTAAATAAATCAACTGAACTCCGTAACATACTGAATAAATATGGCCGAAATAAACCCAGCACGCATTAATCAACCTCGTATTGATACAGGTGCAGAGGTAACACAAGATGGTGTTCCCATTAGTCAACAAGCTGCTCCTACTTCACAACAGAGGCAGGCACCAGTTAATAATACTCCTCCTGTTGAAGTAGTAGAACAGCAACAGCAGGCTAACGAAAATCAGACACAGCAGCAACAGAACCAAGAACAAACCACCACTACAGAGAATACTCCTACACAAGATAATACTAATAATCAAGAGCAGACTAATAATGAAACTGCTCCTGATAATCTTGTTGATTTCTCTAATTTCTTAGAGGTTAAAGATGCAGGTATCCCAACTGAGAAACCTAAGACGCCAGTTGAACAGAAAGAAACAACAAAGGTTGATGAATCTCAGACGCAACAGAGAACACCGTCTAAAGAAACTCAAACACAGCAGCAGCAAAGAACTCAACCACAAGCAAGAGATTATTCCGATTTAGATGCTGATATTGCTCCATTGTTTAAAAACATGAGCAATGATGCATTTAATAAGATTAAACCTATTGTTATAGAGCACAAACGAATTAAAACAGAGCTGGCCGCTAAAGATGCAGAAATAGTAGAATTAAAGAAAGGTGGCTTACCTCCTTCTTATCATGATAATCCTAATGGATTTGTTTTAGACCCTGCTTATCTTGCTGCTGATTCTCAAGTTGCTACTGCTGAAACTATTCTTAATCACTGGGAAAGACAAGCTGAAGCAATTCGTCAAGGTGCAGCTGAAATAGATGTATTGGGCACAAATGAACAAGGTCAGCTTGTTATAAAAGGAAAAGCAAAAGCTGATAAAAATGTAGAAGGACAAGTTGGTCAGATTATTGCTGGCGCTCGTAATCAACTAGTAAAGGTTGCAGCAACGGCTGAAACACTTAAGACAAACTTTGCTACACGTTATCAGGCGGCACAACGCTGGCTTTCTGATTATGAAGGAAGAGCTTATCAGGTGTTTAATACAGAACAAGGTAAGCAATTTATTCCTCAAGTAGAAGCTATTCTTAAAGAGTTTCCTGTTGAATATCGTAATCATCCTCTTGCTAGAATGGCAGCTAAGGGATTAATGACTAATAATCATTTGGCAACATTACTCATTCAAATGCAGCAAAAGATGGGTAATGGAAATGGTGTTGTTCAACAACAGCAAACTCAAACTGCTGTTAATAAGAATGGTAAACAAACTGCACAAGAACAACAACGTCGTGCTGGTCCAACTACTGCTGATACTGGTGCAGCTTCATCTTCTGGAAAAGGTTCTGGTAAAGGTGGAAATGATGAAGTTACTTTTGATGCATTTAATCGTGCTAAGGAAGGAGTTGATTAATGAGATTCCTTGTAACAGACTTTGAAACATCAGACCTTCCTGATTTTAATGGTCATCCCGGAATGTCTAAAGCTAGAATTGTGCAATTTGCTTGCATACTTCTATCTGAAGAATTTAATGAGATAGGACTCTTCTCAAGCTTGATAAAACTTGAAGATGGAGTTGCAATTTCACCGGGAGCACAAAATTCACATGGTATTTCTTTAGAGGAATGTCATGAATATGGAATACCTATATCTAGTGCTTTAGATATATTTGATTCATTTGCATCACAAGCAGATATTGTAGTTGCTCATAACATGAGATTTGAATCATTTTTACTTGCAACTGAATGTGTTCGTTCAGGTAGAGAAATGTATAATCTTGCAAATGGTAATGGTCAGGCTATTTGCACTATGTTAGCTTCTACTTCTGTTTGTGGATTAACTCAAAAAGGAAGTAATCGACCTAAATGGCCTCGTCTTGAAGAGGCATATGAGATACTTGTTGGTGAAAAATTAGAAGGTGCTCATGATGCTTTAATTGACTGTCGTGCTTGTGGTAAGGTATTGAGGAAGTTAATCGATGGAGGACATATTAAGCTTCCTGAATTAGTAAATAGATAAGTCATTAGCACATTTCCACAGCGGGAGCCATATTTCATTTAGGAGATATGGCTCCTTTTTATTTTTATATAATATTGCCATCAGAGTCTTTTATCTTGAACTCGCCATCTTCATCTTGGAATACATAAAATCCATTTTTAGGTTTTCCATATAATTCTGGAAATTCTCCAAATTCAAAATTTTTTGGCATTTCTAAGTATTCTTTAATTCTTTTTAAGACTTCTTTTTCTATTTCTTTCATTCTATCTATAGTTAAATTCATTCCAGTATTTAACTCTGCTTCAGGCCCATGAAAGACACAGGCTGCAACATTATATGCAAATGCAGCTTCATCAGCTGTATCGTATTCTCCTACAAAAAATTCATCTTTATTATTCATTTTATTTTTAATCTTGTGGTGGTATAATATTTAAAACGGCAAATTCTCCAAATCTCTTTTTTACATAATTATTATATGCTATAGCTGCCTCTATTTCTGTTTTAAAGCTTCCCAGAAATTGATGGCAGGCTTCAGCTTTCCATGGAGAGTTTGGCCTGTCTTTTCTGTAATACACTCCTTTAAATTTTGATGTGGCATTTTTATTATATTTATGCTTATTCATTCCGTTTTGGGGAAATGTAGCAGGTCTAAAGTTATTTCTACAGTTATTCCATATATTTCCGTCTATATGGTCCTGATACATTTTTCCAGTTACTATCTGTCCGGGAGTAATATTTTTTCCTATTATATCTGTTCTAGTGATTCTATTTCTTTGCTCGTTGTATGTAAATTTATATGGAGTAAATTTTTCTCTATCTTCTATATTGATAACAAAATATCTATTAGCATTTGGAACATATACAAAAAATAGATTATTCATTTTTAATTATTTTCTATATTTGAAAGCAAGTTCTATGCCAATCCAACCATAGATTAGTTTATATACTATCTCATTATTGAGAATTATTGGCATAAAACTTGCTATATATATCCTGCTTCTATGGGCAATCTGGGCATTGCCTCTTCAGTATTTTAAGGCTTCTATAAAGTTCTTCGGGCTGGAACACTTGTGTCAACTACAATTATTTAGTTGAGTTAGGTTTAAATTTTCATATAAAATTATATGCCATTAGCAACAATCCCGGCCATAGACGCAAATATATGTAGCGGGTGGACGGAGCAGGACGTAAATCTTTATAATCGTTTGGACTTTTACCTTGCTAAGATGCAAGTTGAACGTCGTAAAACTTGGACAACTTGGCAACGCTTCTTAGGTAAGAAGAAATGGACTCCTAATATGGGTCCAACAATGAGAAGTGTTACTAAAGAACCTTCTCCGCACATTCGTCAGTTTGCTTTCCCTGCTGAGATTTCTACAGCACCAAAGAAAGATGTGATGGATGTTCGTGAACGTAGAGTTGACGAGCAAGTTTATCGTCATCGTTTTGAATCTACAGTTCTTAACTTTGTTCCTTCATTTCGTGATTTCCTTACTGACCATGTTGATGCATGTGGTAATGATATTATGGAAAAGATGGAGCGATTTGAAGATTTGTTTATTCGTGGACGTATCTTTCATCGTTCTCCTTTTGTTTGGACTGTTGATAATTCTGCTGGTGAACTAGCATCTGCTCCTATCGGTATTGGCAATGCTGCTGGAACAGATGGAAAAACTACAGCTTATCTTCAACAGCAAGTTGCACAAATTGGACCTCGTGGTTATTTGTCATTCGAGACACTTAATAAATTGTGCACCGCCGCTGAAACAGACCAACGAATTCCTCAATTCTCAGGTGCAGGTATTGCAAAAGAAAATGAAGGGATGACTGGTAAATATGTTTGCGTGACTTCTACTGAAGCATTCAATCAATTTACTTTTGACCCTTGGTTGCTTGCAAATAAGAATTGCAATCTTGATGTAGTTAATGGACGATTCAAGGGTTCAGCATTCGGAATGGTTACTTTCATTATTGAAGATAAACCAATGCGAATGAAAGTAGATGGAACATTTGCTGCTCCTGAAGTTCGTGAATTGGACCCGAATGCTTACAATGTAGGTGAAAGTATTCCAAATCCTGTTTATACTTCACTTAATGATGTAAATGGTTCTCCTTATGAATGGTTCTTCTTTGTCGGTGCAGAAGGATATGAAGAAATTCAAGTTGGACCTCCACCTGCGGCATTTGCTGGAAATGGAATGCCTAAAGGATTTGGTAAGATGTTCTGGAATGGTGAAGTAGAAATCACCAAGAACTTTCTTATTCCCTGTTATGATGATGCTGGTAATCTCTTCTGGGAAACTAACCAGTATGGTGAATATCTGAAGTTCATCTCTCAGGTAACTTATGGCAATCTTGCCAAACAACCACGTTACATCATTCCCGGTGTATTCAAACGAAAGAGAGGTCAATAATTCTAGATTATTTAGTAAATAGTCAAAATAACTAGAATAATACTTATGAAAAATCTATTTAAAATTCTCGTTGGAGTTTCACTTCTTTGTGCAACTACAATTCATGCTGCAATTCTCAGCACTAACTTGCCGTCGAATGGTGTATTTTTGCTTAGCACCAATCGTGCGTCAGTTTATAGTGTTGAGTTAACTGCCGCTGCAAATGCTCAAGTGTGGCTATTTGATAGTGATTCCTTGGCCGCACCTTTCTATGGCACGAATTACACTAATGATGTGTTTACTAATCGTGTAACTTATCCAACGAATTATGTTACATCATTTGTTGGATATAATGGAGTTACTAATTGGTATACAAATTCAGGTCAATGGACTCTTAGTGTTTCCAATCGTGCTAATACAAATCAGCTATCACCATTATTTAGTGCTGTAGTTGCTGGTGCAACTTACGCTGTATATAATACAGATGCACTATTTGCTAGGGGGGTGGCAGTAGCAGTTACGGGAACAAATGTAGGCATTGTAGTGAATTATCGCCCTGCACAATAACGGAGTAGAGCGAGCAAAACGGGGCTGGTATACTTTCATTAGCGTGTAGTATATCAGCCCCTCATTTTAATGAAAAGATTAACATTAATTTCTATTTCTTCTTTAGTGGCTATTAATTTTAGCCTTTTCTCTCAACAAAGACCTTCTTCTTTTAATGGACCATATATAAATTCTGTTTCAAATAGAGTTTATCTTGATTATAGAAATGGTCCACGTTACCCTGTAGCAGACCCTTCTACAATTCCGGGGATTGCTAATATAACAATATTTCCAAGTGGTAGTACTTTACTAAATAGTTTACAAGCAGCATGGAATTTTGATGAACAGTTCAACGCACCAACGAACCGCTTTTCTGATTTTTCAGCGACTAGCAGTTTAGTGCTCAGTAACTCAGCCGCTACAGGGGCAGCTAGAAGTTTAACAAGTGGAGGATTAGAACTTACCAATGGTTCTACAGCAATTCTTACCATTACGAATACTTCTGTATTTGGATTGAATAGTTCGTTTACGATGTCGTTTTGGGTTTGTGGTGGGGTGAGTGGCTCTAATCCTTGTGGAATCGGACAGCAGATTGATATCTCTACATGGGATTATCAGTGGGGTGGGCAAACATTTCAATCGCATGATAGTGGTGGAACGCTGCATCAAGTAGTTGGAACATCAATAGGTTCAACAACATGGCTCCTTGTAGTTTGCGGATATGATTCCGCGAACAATCAAATCTTCATCAGCAATAATGGAGGAGCGCGTGTTAATGCTTCTGCTGGTGGTTCTGTAAAGCAAACGGCAAATATGCCGTTTAGGATAAGTATTAATCCTGCTCTTGTTGACAACTTTTACTTTTGGAATCGAGTTCTAACTTCTGCTGAAATAACCACACTATATAACAGTGGCTTTGGTGTTCAGTATCCATTTACTGCAACAGACCCCGGACTTTCAGTTGTATCGAGCTACTATTGGGGATTACAGCAGAATGGTGGAACAACTACAGTAGCAAATTCAAATGCTATTGTTGGTTTAGTTGATGGAATGAACACACATGGATTATGGGCTAGGATGGGTTATATTGGTGCGTATGGTGGAAGCACTGTTAAAGAGGCAATTAATCCCATCAAAGGTGGCTGGCAACTGAATGGCGGAAATACCTTTATATTCTTTAATCCAGATATTGTTACTGCAAGCGTTCCATTCAATAATGGACCATTTGTAGATGCTGATGTTACTGTTAACGGTATGCAGGGTAATGGGACTTCAAAGTATCTTAATCTATCTGCTGGTTCGGCTGCATACGGAACTAGTGGAACACAATTTCCAAGCTGGAACAACTGTGCTATTACTGTCTATTGCTACTCAAACAGTGTTGAAGGTGGCAAAGCTTGGATTGGTTCTCAGGATGGTATAATTGGGAATGGTATCTATATGTATAACTCTGGTGCAGCTAACTGGATTGTAGGTCAGATTGGAACTCTTAGTGGTGGTAACACTCAAAGTAATGCTGCTAGTTCTGGATACTGCACTTTAACACGTCCTGATTCTACTCACTTGAATTGGTATTTTGCTAACTCTCAAGTTCCCCACGGACTCTATTCACAAAGCACTGTAGCTAATACTACAGCTAGTCCTAATTTATCGTTGGGTGTTTCTATTTTTGGATTGCTAGACCGAGGTTCTGGTGGAACTGTCATACTTACCACCAACCGACTATCATATGCTTCTACTTCGAGTTCTAGCTTGAGTAGTTCTGAGTCAGCTAACTATTTTAGTGATGTTCAAACATTCCTTACCACTAAAGGTGGTGGTTATCGTTAGATAATATGAAAAAATTAATTGTTATTGGATTACTTTTTAGTTCATGTTTCTTTGCCAAAGCACAATCTACAAATACAAACTATATTTTATCTGCTGTTGGTGTATCAAATACTATTTGGACTTCATTTAGAACAAACTTACCATTTGTATTATCTCAGTATCCAGCAGTATCTGGCATCTCTAATATATTAGCAGGTGCAAATATTATTTCTCCCGGCTTTTTTCCTATCTCTAATTACTGGGCAAATGGTCCTACGGGAGTGATGGATTTTTCTACCAATCTTGATTACGGATGTGCTACAGTTATTCCTCTTTCTATTTCAGGTATTAGATATGCTGGTGCATTTGCTTCAAATTCTTTAGAGGGTTCTTTCACTGTAACTAATGCTGGCGCTGGTTCAAATATTGATGTTTATATTCCCGGTGTTAGAGCAGATGATGGACAACGTGACCATTGGGTAACTAATGGACAAGTTACAGAATTTAAGATTAAATTAAAATACGGTATGACAAATATGACCGTAACACATTATTATTAATTTCAAATTAATTTAGAGAGACCTAACAAATAATAACCTCAGATTATGAAAGGAATAAAAGCAGTAAACAATGAATAAAGAAAAACTTATGAACTGGAATACAATTATTATGGTTGTAGCATTTCCTTTGCTAATCTGGGATATTCAACGGGTGGTTACTAGAGTAGATAATGCCCATGATGATGTTATCGCTGTAAGAGAGGAATTGAAAGCAGTTAAAACAAATATGATAGATAGAAAAGAATTTGATGCTGTCAATTCTGATATAAAATTAAGACAAGCTTCTCTAGAAATACGGCTTGCAACTCTTGAATTAGAGTTGAACAAGCTTAAAAAATAGAATGAAAAGTTCGACTAAGAAATGGATTCGCGGCGGTGTTGAAATTCTTATTCATGGATTTTGTGCTGCTGCTATTGCTACCTTGACAGCATGTTTTATTGATAGTCACGATTGGGCTATAGGAACAAAGAACTTTTATCATATGTTCTTAGCTTCTTTTGTAGCACAAGGTGGAATAAGATTTCTTCAATGGTGGATGGCTAATCCTTTTCCACCAGATGATGAAACGGAGGTAGTGAATATTAATCCACTAAAGCCGACAACGTCTGATAAACCTCAAAACATATAACTAAACTGATGAAAAAACTACTCCTAATTATTGGGCTTATTTCCTTCATTGGAAATGTAAGCATAAACGCGCAGCAGACTACAAACACTGATGTAAGTTTGCCCAGAGAAGCAACTCAGTGGATTTCATTTGCATCTACTGCCTCTTCAAATATTATGGCAGCGGCATATGGAATTGCAGCTACCGATTTTAAAACATTTGGTGGCGGCATTGCTCTTGCTTATAAACTAGATGATATGATTGTTCCAACTCTTCGTCTAGATTATTATGACAGGGAATTATGGATGCCTTCTGCATCATTACAGTTGCAGACTCCATTAACTCTATTTGGTAAAGTAACTGTAATTCCATTTGGATTTGCCGGTGTTGCTGAAGCATTAGGCGGGTCTAGTTCTGGAGTAAGTTCTGGAACAGTTGTAGGTATATTTGGACTTGGCGGTGCTTTGCGAGTTAGTTCCAAATGGGATATAGTTGCAGATTATGAAAAATGGACAGGATTTACAAAGGACCAGATTCGATTTGGTGTTCTTTATAAATTCTAATTTATATAAAAATGCCATTCTTACAAACATCTTTAGCAGTTGCAACTAGTGATGGTAGACATTGTAGAACTCTATCATTGTTGCAATATGATTCTAAGAATGGCGAACGAATAGAAATACCAATAGGAACATTAACAGATGGCGCCAGTATACCTCAAGAATTCTGGAATATTCTTCCACCTTTTGGGGTATACTGGTTAGCTTGTATTCTACACGATTTTCTATATAATTCACATCCTAAACCTGACAATATAGATGATGAGGAATATCGAAAATGGTGCGATTATATGCTACTTGAAGCTATGGAATCTTTAGAAGTTCCATTTATCATACGAATAACTATTTATGAAGGAGTTCGTTATGGTGGAAAACATGCTTATACAGAAGATAGACTTAAATTAATTGCTGCTCATTTTGAAGATAGCAAGATTCATTCTTTTACTGTTTAACAATTTATGGCTGGCTTCGACGAGGCACAAAAATATCTGGATTTAACTCCAGCAAGAGTTGCTACTTTGGCTGAGGCACAGAATAGTAATGTTCCTTTTGATAAATATTATGGATTAATTCCAACTAGACCTGTAAAGAAAGTTGGAACCACTTTAGTATTGAAAGCAAACTCTGGTGCCACTGTTCCATTTAATGCGAATTTAGAAAAGAATCAGGTTCTATTTTCTTATTTCTTTACTCTTCCCCTGCCATTTTATCTTCTCAATAATGATATTCAGGTTGGTCAGCTTGGTATTCATTTACCAGTTTTAAACACATCTAATGGATTCATTTGTGTTCGTTGGAGAAGTGGTAACGATGAAACACGCAGAGTTGTTTCTCGTGGTGCATTCTCTGCTTCATTAATATCACCTGAACAATTTCGTGTTAATATTCCAGATTACAGCAATGAATTAATTGGTCCAAATGCTGTATTTGAATTTTGGAATTTTAAATTAAAGACACCACTAAATCAAGTTTACGGTGTTATTTCTGATTTACACATATTGATTAATTATCTTCGAGACCCTGTTGACGGAGATGATTCTGGAGATGATATTGAATATACAGCGGTGCCACGAACTACTTATGGTGTTGCGTTACCCGCTAATTTACCAGTTGATAATTCTGCTGAAGCATGGCTAGATAACCCCTGATATAAAAATAATATGGCATTATCATTACAAGATTTTCTTAAAGGTTTAAGTTTTTCCGCTTTACCATCATTTACTGGAACAGATTTAAATAATCTAGTTGATGAGGCAACTCCTTTTATTGATTCTCCAACAGAAGGAAAAGGAATAATACTTCATACCATTGATACAGCTTTGGGCGTTCCTGAAGTGCCAGACCCAACTATATCTGGTTCCTATAATAAATGGAAATTATACATCTGGAAAAGAACTCCTTTTCCCGGTGCAACGGTTAAAACTCCAACCATTTTTGGATGGAACGATGATGCTCCTAATGACGCTACATTTAAGAAGTGGTTGCAGCTTGTTCAAGATACAACACAGATTGAAACAGATATAACTAATCTTCAAACTGAAGTAAATGTTGCACAATCAACTGCTGCTAATGCGGCGGCTGTAGCAAATCAAGCATTAACTGAAGCTGATAATGCTGAGGCGGCAGCACTTAATGCTCTTAATATTGCTAATGGTTTAAATGCCGCTGTTAATCAGGCAAATACAAATGCTTCTAATGCTGTAACAACAGCTAACGGTGCATCTGCTGCTGTAACTGCAATGCAGACAGATGTAAATAATCTTAAAAATGTAAGTGTTCCTGCTTTACAAGCTCTCAACTCTGCATTTGCACTTCTCTCTGAGAATGCTGCTGCAAATACATCATTAGCTGGATTAGCTGCCGGTGAGAATGTTAGAAATATTAATACCAAGCAATATGATGCTCAGAATTTAGTTACACTAGCTGGTGGTAAAATAACCATTGTAAATGCTGGCACTTACTTAGTTAAGGTTCGAGTTCCATACACAGTGACTCTTACTGATGCAAATCTAACAAATCAATTACAGGCTGGCATTATTAAAGATTCAGATAATTCTGTTTTAGGGATTGGTCAATCTTGTTATCACGCTACAACAGGAATTGGTGGTGCAGCATTTACACAAGATGCTACTGGGTTTTCTGAAGCATTTGCAATTATATCTGTTACTGCTGGATTTGTTATTCGTATTATTCTTAATGCGGCAAATACTCATGGTAGTAATGGTAAAGCTGCAAATCGTTTACCAAGTGAAGTTTACACCACAGTTGAAATTAAACAACTAGCATAAATATATATGTTAATAGATGTTTTAACAAGACTTTCCAAAGAAACTGGCATTCATCCAACACAAAAGAGAAGTGTTCTAATTTCTCTATTGCAGGATAGTGCTAGAGAGATGCACAAATTATTGGAGTGCACAAAAATTTATAGAGAAGTAACTCTAGTTGTTCAGCCAAATAAAGTTGTAACTCTTCCTGCTTTTATTGGTGAATTACGTGGAATGAGAATGCACACAAATGAATTACCATTTGATGTAAATTCTATAGCTCAGCCACGATATATTTCTACAACTTTAGCACACAAATTTAAAAATTGGCGTGATAAAGGAGAATCAGCAGTATTTCAACTTCCTAATGGATATGGTCGTCTTAAACTTCAATCATTTTCCACTGAACCAGTTCCTGTAAATATTACTATTTCTGGACAAACTGCAAACTCTAATAGAGTTGAAGAAACAATTGTTTGGGATGATAATTTAAAGCAAACTACAAACTTGTTTGGCGGCCAAATTTACAATATATCTTGTGTTGCTCAGCGTCAATTTGATATTACAATTTCTGATTATCTTGGTAATCAAATAGCTGTTCTTTATAATGACCAGAAATTAACAAGATATAAAATTGTAGATGTTTCTCAAATCTTTTGGACACTTGACACAGATGATGGTGGTTCATTAATTGATGTTCTTTATAAATTACCGGCAACAGATTTATTTAGAGACACTGATTCATTTTATGCTGGTGAAGATTATGATGAAGCTTGGTTTTGTATGGGTATGTATTTCTATTTACGTGCCCAACAAAATCGTATGAATGATGCTATAGCTTATCAACAGAGTGCATCACAAATGCTTCTAGCTGCTAAAGATTCTAGTGAATCTGGAATCATGAAAAAATTGCAATTTGGACGTAACAAATGTTATGGTCTATTTAGAAAATACAGGTATTTTCCGGGAAGTGTGACCTCTGTGGACCACAACACACAGGGCTAAAAATAGTTTTTATGAAACTTATTCCTGAAGTATGTAGTTCAACTGTTAAAATGCCTCTAACAAACTCGGATTTATTTTTTTATATTGATAAAAAGAATTACGAAAAATTTAAGAATTATACTTGTAGGTTGAATGATAGAGGATATGTGGTAAGTTCCTCTACATGTTACACAGGGCCTATTTATATACATAAAAGAATTGCTAAATTATATAATCAAAATTTTGTTGACCATATTGATAAAATGCCCAGAAATTGTACTGAAATAAATCTAAGACCTATTTCAATTAAAAATAATGGATTAAATAGATATAAAAATTCTAATAATACTTCAGGATTTATAGGGGTGTCTTACAGGAAAGATATTAAAAAATTTGCTGCATATGCAAATAATTTAGAGGGGAGAAGAATTCACCTAGGCTTTTTTAATACACCAGAAGAAGCTGCAAGAGCTAGAGATAGATATATGATAAAATTTTATTTAGAGTTTGCTACTTTAAATTTTCCAATATCAGATTATATAAAGTCTCAACTTTAAGAGATTATATTATGCTTTCCGTTCAAAAATTATTTAGCTCTCTCGATTTATTATCATCCGATAATAAGATAGCTGATACAGACTATCAATGGATGATTAATGCTCGACAGAGATTTGGAGTTGTTGAACCAATTAAGAAACATAAAGATTTAACTCAATCTTTACCTGCTGGAGTTAAACAAGGAATATATGCTATTGGCAATGTTCTTCTAGCTTTTGTTTCTGGTAAAGCATATCTACAACAAGATGGACAAACTTCTTGGGCACAAGTAGCAAACTTTCAAATGTCTGCTGACGCTGTTCAATATTGGACACAATCAGTTCCAGCATCTTCATTTAATTTTGTTCGTAAGGCTGCCACAAATATTCAATCGCCAATAACTGTAACAACAGATTTTAAAGTATCTGGAACTCCTTCTTGTATAGTTGTTCAAGATGGCGTTTCTCAACCTTGGTTAATCATATATGATACAATTAATCAAGTTTATACTTCTCGTGCTGCTAAAACATTTTCAGATTGGTCAAATACATCAGGAAATTTAAATGATAGGGAATATGTTCCTATCGGTAAACAAATGATGTATATGAATCAGACTTTATTTATTGTATCTCCAGATGGAAAATCTGTTTATCGTTCTATTACAGGTCGTCCACTTGATTTCATGATAAACGTAGATACAGATGGTAATAAGGCTACATCAGAAGCACTTGGCGGCGCTGCTACAGTATCATTTGCAATGGATTTCGATTTCATAACTTGCATTCAACCTGTTAATATTCAAGATTCATTTGTTTATGGAACTGCTCGCAATACTCGTCTTGTTACTGCTGATTATACAAATACTATATTTGGCGAACCAACATTTAAAAGTTCGCCGCCTCTTACTGTAGGTATCGTTAATCAGTATTCATTTGTAGACATTTTAGGAGATTATGCTTGCATTGATTTTGACGGTGTAAAATCATTTAATGCTGTTCAGAATCAAAAATTTAGAGGTAGAAATTCCATCTTCTCATTGATGATAAGCAAGCTTGTTAAACTTAATGCAAATAAAAAGATTAAACAAAGAAATCCAATTTGCATAAATTTTAACGATTATTGTCTATTCAACCTAGACACTAGATATGGCAACCTTCTTGCTGTATATGACACGCTCAGTTCTAACTGGGTCTCCTTCGATATTACGGAACTTTCCCAAATTAAGCAGTTTGCCATTGTGGAAACTCTTACGGAGAGTAAACTCTATGCAATAACATATCTAGATGAATTGTTTCAAGTATTTGGTGACGAAGATAATACTGAAGTAGCAATGGTAAAAACAAGAGCATATACTTCAGCAGAACCCGCATCAGATGACCCGCGTTATCCATTATATGAAACATCTGTTGAACATAAATCAGATAACATGCATCTATTTTTTGACGCTGGAACAGTTGAAGGAAATGTTACTTTAATTGAATATGTTGATGAACAGGAAAAAATAGAAAATAGAGAAACGCAAGCATTAAAACTTCCAAATAATGGTGTATTCTATCCTGTTAGACCTCCAGTTAAACCAAATAGTGACCAGCAAGTTAATCATGTTACATTCTCTTTAACAACTGGATTGCTTGGCAAAAAGATTTCATATATTATTATATGGGATAATGATGCAAATTTAAATGAATTTCAAGTCAAAACAAGCAAGCAGAATTTGCAGGTTTCATCACAACAGCAACAACAAATATTGCAGCCAGTTTACAATCCTGCTGGAAACTAACTAAATATTTTATGCCATTTACAGCGACAATTCAAATAATAGTAACACCCTTACCAGATAATGATGTTTGGTTCATTAACTCAGAATCATGGACAAATTACTGGCAAAATATATCTGGTTTAGTTACAATTACAGCGGCGGCAAACTCTAAATATATCCCTGTTGCATTTGATAATACGATTCCTATGCAAGATATAAATATTGATGGTAATGATATTTTCCTTCCATCTCTTGCTGCTTTTCGTTCTTTGCAAGCTCAAGTTGCTGCTCTAGATGCCAGTTATCAAGATTTAAGAACACAAATGAAAGCTGCTGGAATAATTGCTGAAGCTCAATAATCCATATATAATATGCCCACAGATTATTCACAAGATATTTCACCATTTATTAATTTAAATGGTTATAATCCATCTCAATTTCTTCCTACATCTACAGGCACATCTGGTGGTGGAATACCTACTGGGCCACAGCCAACTATTCCCGGACAAACATCTTCCGGTAATGGATTATTTGGAACCAGTATTCCAGCATATATGGCTGGTCCCGGTGCTCAACAATTATCTGATTTATTTTCAGGTAATTTTAATATGTGGGATGCTATTGACCCCACAGGATTACTTGGTGGATTATTTGGTGGTGGTCATCATTCTTCTGCACCGGGATTTCAACCTTATCAGCAAAATGGATATGTTTATTCTAAAGCTCCTACTGCTGCTAATGGTTATCCTAATCCTATTCCTGTTACAAATGTTCCCGGTGCAACACAAACAATTCAAGGAACAGAGGGAACACAGGCTAATCAAGTTCGTGCATTACAGGATTTATTGCCATACTATCTTGATGCAATAAATAAAGGAAATCTTCAATCAGCCGTAGGTCAGCTTAATATTGCCAATGCTACTGCTGGTCCTTATCAGCAGTTGATGACTTCATTGTATAATACATATGGTCCCCAACTTAATGCTATTTCTAATGAGATAAATAGAAGAAATGCTCTTTCTGCTGCACAAACAGAGAATCAAGTATTAACTGGTCCCGGCACTGACTTAGTTAAGAATGCTTATAATCTTTCTCAAATATACGATAAACCATATTATGATACAAGACAAGCTGCCGCCGACCAAATTTCAAAACAGTTAGGCTCTATTGATTTAAATGGCGGTTTATCTGAAACAGAGCGAAATGAAATAGCTCAAGGATTAGCTCGTGAAGGAACAATGCGTGGAACTGCAAATGCTCCTTCTAATACTGATACAGTTGCAAATGCAATGAGATATGGTTCTGCTGGTAGACAACGTGTATTGCAGAATCAATCATTGTTATCTCAAGCAATCAATAATGCTTCTTCATTTATGCCAGCTTCTAAATCTGGTGTTGATGTATTTCAAGTTGCTACTGGTAAACCTTCAATGCCTAATGCTGGAAATAGTCTATTCTCTTCAACTGGAACTGGACCAACACAAGATTCTGCTTCATCACTTGGTTCATCTATGATTAGTAATATGACTGGATTACAGGGTCAGGCTAATCAACTATTAATGAACAGAGAAAATATACAGGCCAATAAGAAAGATTGGGCCGATTATCTTAATCAAACTATGTCATCGTTAGGTTCACTAACTGGATTAGCTGGTGGATTGCTTGGATAAACAATAATTTATTTTAAAATACTTAAATATGAGTTCTAGACAAACTGGCCGTCTTTACAATAATCACGTTAATTTGTCATTTGGCAATAGAAATGACCCTGCTGGCAATCCATCATTGTTAGCTTCTCTTTTTGGACAAGATAATGTTACAGGTGGTGAAGGAGATACACCATACCAAGGTTCAGGTGGAATATTTGGTGGCCAAAGTAGAAGATTGGCAACATTACTAAATGCTCAAAAGAATCAATCTAATCTTGATTTTCAGCACAATAAAGAATTAGAACAGATTGCACATGACCATGAAAAAGAAATGGAGAGATTAAAGAATGAATTAACTGAAAAATTAAAATCATCTGATTATGTTCGTGGTCTTGCTGCTCAACATGATGTTCCTGTAGAAGCTATTGCAGGACAGCTTGGAGAACAATTAACACAAACTGCAAATCTCAAACAAGGATTAACCAATAAGTCATTACAGAAACCAAACGCTCAACTATCTGCTGACATGGGTGTTAATATGGGACTAGCTGGAATGAAACCAGTTGATTTAAAACTTGAAGCTCCACAAGGTTCTGTTGCATCTGGTCCTACAGTTCCCGGTGTTCCAACTAGAACTGCTTCTGGTGCATTACCAACACAAACTACAGAAGTTATTCATGGTCCCGGTGGAATACCAATGCCGATAACTAGGCAATCTTATATTCCCGGTAAAATTTCTTCTTCTGTAAATCCTCTTACATATGACCAAGCTTCACAATTACCTCCCGGTGGTGCTGGACCTAATCCTAATTTAGTTGCTGGAGATGCTATTTCTGGAATGACTTCTCCATCAAGAGGAATGTTGATGGGAAATACTAATAATGGAACTCCACCTTTATCAGCAACTCCGGGATTAGATTTATCTGGAATGGGATTGCCAAGTGTTCAAGATTTAATGAATCCTAATGGTCCCTCAGGAGGAACAAAAACTGCAAATGGATTAGCTCCTATTCCTGCTCTTAAACAAGATTCTAATGGAAATATGCTTAATCCCGGAATGCCCATGACAAATAATCCAGCAGTTAGTAGTCAGGACTACTCTCCTACATTGGATGAATTTCGTCAATATATGTTAAAACTTCAGCAGGATATGCAGAATGGTGTTATACCTGATACTTCTAAATATTAGTAAGATATGCCTCTACAACCATATCAAAGAGATTGGCTAATTCAGCAACAGGGTTTTGACCCTGCTAGGTATACATTATCTGATGATGAATCAGAAATTATACCTAAGCCTGTTAATTTACAGCCAGCTTTAAATCCAACTCCATATCCAGATAAAATTCAAACAGCACCACAGAAGTCAAGTGCAACAAGTGCATTTATAACTTCTGCTGAAGAGAATGCTTTTCCTTCTCTTATGTCTGGTGTTGGAGCAGGAGCAGCATTAACTGGAATTGGAACAGTTCTAGATATGACTGGAGCAGGTTCATTAGTTGGAATACCTCTTCAAATTCTAGGAACAATGGCTGCTGGTTATGGTGCAAATCGTTTAGCTAGACAAGTTCAACGTAATTATCAATCACCGGAGTTTCAACAGGAAGTTGCTCAAGCACAAACTGAACATCCAACTGCATCTGCTTTAGGTTCACTTGCTACAATTCCTCTATCTGGATTAAATCCTAGTCCCGGAAATCTTAGATTGGCGGGACAAGCAATTCCAAAATTAATTCAAGGTCAATCTGCAACGGCGGATGAATTAGGAGCATTACTTAATACTGGTATTGGTGCTGGATTAGGTGTTGCACAACCATTAGCTGAATCTGCTGTTAGTGGACAACCAATGCCATCATGGAAAGATTTATTGCTTTCTGGTGCAACTGGTGCTGTATTTAGTAAAGCAAATCCTCTTGGTAGATTGATGGGCTTTCATAATGTAGAATCCGGTGCTAATGAACCTACTGCTGCGATGTTAGATAGGATTCGCAGACAACCGGCAGAACAACAGCTAAGTGCATCTCCCGGTGGAGATATTAATCAAACTCCTTTTCTACAAGAAACTTCAACACAGAAGCAGGAAGGTAAAAACATTCCTAAAGTTAATGAAGAAGGTAATGTTGAATGGAAAGGTTCAACATATAAGATGACAGATGCTGGACTTCGCAAGCTTGCGAAAGACAGTGATGGAATGTGGGATTTTACACAAACTGTTCAAGATACAACTCAACAGCAACAAGAAGCAATGGCTGGTGAAGGTGGAGTTGGTCCTGAAGTTACTAAAGAATTTCATGATACTCTAGCTGATGAAATTGCCGAGGACCAAGCTAAAGTTGCTCGTAGTAATATAATTAAATCTCAAAAGATTAGAAATGAATCTAATCAACAAGAGCTTGAAATTCAAGCGCGGGAACAACAAGCACAACAAGAATCACAACAGCGTGCTAGAGAGTTTGATTTAGCAAAACAAGAATTAGCAAATCAACGTCTAAAAGAAAATATAGATTTGATTAATGCTGAAATTCAACGTAGACAATTAGCTGGACCTGAGAATTATCTCAAGCTTGCGAAAGGAAAAAAGAAGCCTGTTGAACCATTACCGGAACAGACTCCTGAAGATATTAAAGATTTAGAAGCTAGAGAAATTGAAGCTAGATTGTCTGGCGAACAGAAACCTAAATACCAAGAAAAGAGTAATATAGCAACTCCACAAGAAGAGAGTGTTGCCGCCGAATTAAAATCTCAAGGATTGTCTGGTAAGTTAACACAGGCTTGGTTAACAATGGCTCAAAAGATTGGCCTTCTTCGCAATATTGAGATACATGAAGATGGAACAATTATCAATTCTGAGAATAAGCAGCCTGTTGCGGGGCAAACTTTGGCTAGACAGGGTTTGAATGAAGTTATCACAAAACTCAACCCTAAATTAGCAGCGGCGGATACTCCTTATCATGAGGAATTTCATTCATTTGTTAATGATTTACGAAATTCTCCAAGAGCTAGAGATAGAGCTATTGTTGAAAAATATGATGCTCTAACTTCAAAAAATAAAGATTATCTAGCATGGAAAGAAAAACGTGATGCAGCAGAGCTTAATTCAACACCAGAAGAATTTCAAGCAACAAATGCAGGAGCAGAATCTATTAGAAGGGCCATTGCTGATGAATCACCTTGGCGTAAATGGTGGAATGATTTATCTGCCTATTCACGAACTCGTTTTGGCGAACATGGAACAATGGAAGATTTTCAGCGAATCTTGCATTATAAACTACTTCACGACCCATCTTTTGAGAAAGTATTTGGAAAACAAAACAGATTGGCGGTTGCTGGATTACCTTCTACTGCACCGGCAAATCAAGAAGAGTCTAACATTGGAGGAACTCCACAACAAGAGTATACACCAGAAGATAAAGCAGAACACACTAGATTAGGCTTAGAAATTCAACGATTAACTCGTGAAAAGAAGTGGGATGAAATTCCTGCTGTATGGCAGCAGTTTGAAAACATTAGAAATAAATATAAAGGTGCTGCTCCTAAGAATCAAGAATCCTCTAATTTTAATCCAGAAGAAGAACAGAAAAGATTAAATGAGGAAACCGGTGAATCTGCTAAAACGCCGCCAAAAGATTTAGAGGTTAGAACTCTCATAAATAATGCCTATACTCACACAGACGATGCTTCAATTAATCCAGCAGCGGCAGATGAGATTCATCATCTTTTAAAAAATGAGGTAGACTGGCCTGTAAATAGTAAAGTGGCGAAAGAGTTAAACAGGAAAGATTTTGATACACTAGACCCTGAACATTGGAAGAGTGTTCTAGATGAATACAACAAAGAACAGTTCCTTTATCCTTCTCCGGTTCAGCAAGAAACAACTAAGAATACTGAGCCTAAACAACAATCAAAACCAATTGAAGTGCCAAGAGAAGTTCCATCTTCCAGTGAAGTGGAAACCAAGCCAAAAGTTCAACATAGAACTCAAAAAGATAAAGTAGAAAAGGGGCCGGCATTTACACCGGGTGAAAAAGTTTCCTCTTTAATTCCCGGCGGCAATGTTGGCAAACCATCTTCTGAATTAGAGAGTAAAATGTCCAAGAAAAAGATTCTTTCTCCTGAAGAAATACAGGCTGAAAGAAAATCTGTTGAAGAATCTTGGAAAGCTGTAGATGCTGTTAAAACTCCTGAGCAAGCTAAAGGAATGATGGCACAATTAGAAGCACAATATCAATCTGCTACTGAACGTAGAAATGAGGCTAGAAGAAAAAATGATATTGATGCACAAGATAAAGCTGTTGCTCGGCAAGTTGGAATTAGAACACAGATTGATTATCTTGGTAGAAAATTCTCCGTTAGACAACCTGAGCTACCATCTAATCAAGAAGCATCTGCTTTTTCTAGTCTAGGAGAAGATGAACCTCGATTGAATTTTAGAGTTCATGAATTCTCAGATGATTTAGAAAAACATGATTTACCATATCATTCTCTAGGAATTACTCGTCCATTATTGGATGAAGTTCGTAGAGTTGGTGGAGATTCTGGTAATAAGTTGGCAGATAGTATTCAAAAATACTATACTGATAAGGATTCCATATATGGAAGAGGGATTACTCCAATTCTCAATGCTGCGAAAGGACTTAGTGATTCTCAAATACAGAAAGTTGAAAATGCTCTTATCATGGAGAATAGGAGAAAATCGTCCTATAGGGATATATTGGACAGTAAACAGCAAGCACTTTATGATGCGGTTCGTGATTCGTTAAGGCAAAAACAGGAAGAACAAATTGAAGCTGGACAACCTGTAACTGATATTGGTAAAGATGGAAAATTAATTCATCGTCTACCTCAAGTTGACCCATTCTATTATCCAAATAGAATAAATCCTCAAGTTGCTGAAGTATTAACCGAACGACCTAATTCACGCGCCGCCAAAAATTTAGAACAAGATTTTATAGAATATCATGTTAGGATGGGTAATACTCCTGAACAGGCTCAAGAAAAGTTTAATTCTATTGTTGAAGCTTATGATACAGGAGAGCCAAATCTAACTTCATTTGGTGCTGTTCGTAAAGCAGAAGGAATTGGATTACCTGATTCTTGGATGAGAGAAGGACTACTGAAGAATATGAATTCATATTTCAATAGAGTTTCTGCCGATAGAGCATTTCATGATAATATTGAAACTAATCCTGAAGTTGCTAAATCTATTGGAATAAACAATGATGCTTATGGTAAACCTTGGGACGAAAATACTCCTGAACCAGAAATGGATTTAGAAGGTATTCCAGAAGTTAAACAAGTGATGGACCAAATTCGTGGAGAACCATATGATAAAGATGAAGCAAAACTTAAACTTTGGAGTCGCCTTGCTACTTCTTTGTTTCTTGGACCTCTCACTAATATTCATATTGCTGCTTCATCTGTAGCAAAATCTCTCGAATATCTTGGTGCAGATGCTCCTGCTGCGATAACACATGCTTTAGCAAATATATCCGATGGTTATGCTAAGTCACTTGAAACTGGATATTCCAGAAAGAATCTTACAAGATTTAGAGATATACTGGATATTAATAATACTGCACAAGAGAAATTACAGGCGCGTGCAAATATCATTGCTAAACTTAATGGCCGCGATGTAACTAATGCTTTCACTAAGGGATTCCTTCAAAATATTGGTGAATGGGTTATTCACAATAAATTGATAGCTGCTGAAGCTGGTGATAAACATGCTCAAGATATTATTAAAAGAATTGACCCAGATTGGACTCCAGATAAAGAATATACTCCTGAACAGATTCAAGAACTTGGTTCACAGTTTGGTAGTATAATTCATGGTGCCCATGATGCAAGAACATTGCCGGGATGGATGTTAAAAGATACTGCTATACAACCATTCTTTCAATTAATGTCTTGGAATGTGGCTCAAACTAATTCATGGTTGAGGCATGTTTGGACTCCTGCAACTGAGGGAAATCTAACTCCATTACTGTTATCAACTCTAGGTTCTGCTGTTGGAGGATATTTAATTAAAGAGGCGCGGGAAAAACTCGGAGATAAAAAGAGTGCAATGCCGGGATTGCAGGATATTATAAATTCATCTCGTGGAATAAAAGGTAACATTCCTGCACTTGCTTATTCTTTAATGGGAATGAGTTCTTATGTAGGATACATGGGAATTCTTTCTACTGCTGCAAAAGCTGCTGGCGATTTGTGGTTTAAAAATATTCCACAAGCTGCTGCATTTCCTCTTGATGAAGTTGTATCCTCTTTAGCCTATAGACCTGCACAAGCTATCTCAGCTTTATTGAATGATAAATCTATACAGACACCAGAAGATTATATCAATGTTGGAACAAAACTAGCAACAGATTTAGTTAAAGAGAATGTTCAATTTGGCCGTATAATTACATCTTGGCTTGCTAGAGATAAAGATTTGATGCCAACAGAGAATTACTACAAAGAATTAAATAAGAAAACTTCTGATTTACGAAGATTTAAAATGGTAGAAGGTCTACCTTATGAAGCTCAAACTGCTTCTACTGGAAATCCTTATATGGATTTACCAATGAAGAAATTCAAACATTCACAAGATGTTGGAGAAGCAGCAGAAATGATTCCACAGCTTATTGAGAATGCAGTCAATAAGGCTAATGGAAACTATGATGTATTAAGAAGTGAACTCCATAAATTAAAAGCAAATGTTTATGAAACAATTCCATCATGGGAATCTGCACCACAATCATTTGCTAAATATATGGAGTTCATAAGGAAGAGAGACGGAGATGAGGCAGCCAACAATTTAATTGCTGACTACCTCACACATAGAGCTATCAATGAATATAAGGGAAGTCTTATTCCTACTTTGTAGTCATATCTACACAAGGAAATTTAAAATCCTCGTAAGCTTCCATTGTCCAAGGAAATAGGGATTGCAATATAGATTTTATTGCTTTCCCGTATTGTTGATGTTCCCATTGTGCATGAGGGTCATCACGAAGCATTGTGAAATGTAAAAGATTTCTAAGATTCCAAGTTGCATATATTTCTGTGTAGATACCAACAGGCAATACTAATCTGGCCATTTCTTTTGCAACTCCACCGTGAAGTAAACATTGATAATGCCTATAAGATTCTTTATAGGATTCTTCAAGATGTTCAGTCATTAAACTTTGACTTATTTCTTTAGATTCTTCGCTTCCCTGTTTATTTGTTGTAGACTGTTTCCTCCAAACTTCAGGTATATAGAATTCATCTGGTAATTCTGTATATCTCGCCGAAACTTCATTTATAGATTGTGTCCTATGTCTGACGTATTGTCTCATGACAAATATAGGCATTTTTATATTTAATGTCACACAGCACATTTCAAAAGGAGAAGTGTGTTTATTTTTCCATAGATACCTCAAGAGTTTTCTATCGTTTTCTTCTCCTTTGCTGGAGGATTTATAGCTAACTCTAGCTGCTTCAAGAATACGTTTATCATCTCCCATGTGGTCGATATAACGAACGTATCCTTTATCTAATACTTTTAGTTCTGTTCCTTTTTCTATCATAGTGTTTTAGTTATGGATTATATGGATGTATACCGTGTGTTCTCCAAAATTTAACATTGTTTGTTCCAATATATACAGTTATATTGAAGTTTGTTTGAGGTAGAGATGATTTTGCATAGATAGTTCCACCTACCCAGTAGAAATTAGTTCCATATTGAAATCCACATTCAACATAATTTGTGGGGTCAATATGATACCAATTTACTTTATCTACTGATTCCTGAATTTCCCACATATAATTGGAATAATCAGTAGGATATGATAGAGTAATAAATCTATCAATCGGTTTTTGTTTTGCTTGTGGAACTGTAAAAGACTCTGGTGCAATTAATTTCTGAGGAACCCTTGGAGAAGGTGCTTTCTTAGGAATGAGAACTGGAGGAATTGGAGGTTCAGTTGGTGCTGGATTATTTGTAGACCGGCATCCCTGATTCAACAACAGGAGGATTAGACAACTCACGATGGATATACTTGACTTGTGTTTCATATGATGGTAGGTTAAGTTCAAACTGTAAAACACCGACATTGTTACTTGTAATAAAAAATATGTTACTATGTCCCGGCCAAGGATTAGGAACAATAGTGCAAGCTATTTGATTTTCATCTTTAGCTCTTCCATAAACAACCTGCATAACTTTAGATACAGGTAATTGCTTTTCATACATTTTTGTGTATAAAGTTGCAGCAATAACAAATCCCGCCGAAAATCCTATAAATAACGGCACCTTGGATTTATCAACGCTGTCGAATAGCATCATAATAGATTTTTTCAATTCCTTGTTCCTCTATTTTTTCTGTTTGTTGTATGATTTTTCCGCATATAGTTAAATATTCAATTACTGAATCTAGACTATCAGCACCCTGTGGAAGAGATGCCCAATGGTCTATCAGTAATTCCTTTCTGGTTTTCTTTCCGTTAGTTAATAAGTCTTTGTAGATTTTATCGGCGGA